GCATCAAATCGCCTACTCTGGCAACACGACCGCGTTCACCGAAGACGACATCCTCGTGTGGGGCGTTCACATCACGTTCTCCGGTCAGACGACCAACCTGACGCTCGGCGAGTACCTGTCGTTCTCGGGCGGGGCGTACGGGAAACTCATCTGGCTCGATGACGGCGGCGCGACCGGCTCGATGGTCGTCATGGTGCAGAGCGGTGGAAGCATCGCGAGTGCCGAGACCATCACGGGTCTGACGTCGGGCGGCGACGGCACGGTCGGCGTGGTCACGGACGACACGCAGTCGGGCGGCTCGGCTCGCATCCTCGCGAACCGGGACGACGGCGCGACGGGCATCCTGTGGGTCCAACTCATCTCGGGCACGGCTCCCGCGACGACCTACACGCTCTACCAGCGCGGCGACACGGCGACAGACCACGGAGCCGTCAACGGCGCTCCCATCACCCGAACCATCTCCCCGGAGTTCATCGGCACCTACACCGGCTCGGCGTTCATCGGCGCGCACGGTATCGGCGTCGACCCGACAGACGGCATCGCGGCGGACCAGTTCTTCGAGTTGGTCGCAGGCTCGCTCGTGCAGCCGCCGAACAACCAGACGTTCACGGTGTTCGGTCTCGTCGTCGGGGACCGCGTCCTCGTCACGAACAACAACGCGGGCGCTCCGGACTTCGCACAGTTGACGCTCAACACGACGCTCTCCGGGGCGTCCGAGACGAGCGTCGTCGTCACGGCGGCTATCCCTTCGGATACACCGTCTACGGGTTGGGTCCGCGTCGAGACCGACGCAGGGCGCTACCAGTTGTGCGCGTTCACGTCATGGGCGACCTCGACGTTCACCATCACGGCGGAGTCGTTCTCGGCGGACAACGCGACGGCGGGCAACGACGTCATGATTGGCTACATCGACAAGGCGGCAGGCGACGTCGAAGAGTCGTTCACGGCGACCTACTCGTCGGACCGCACGATGTTCGTGCGAGTGCGCGAGGGCACTTCCGGCGTTCCCATCAAGACCTTCGAGACGACTGCGGTGTTCGGCTCGGGCGGCGGCTCGGCTACAGCCATCCGCACCCCGGACTACTAGCAGGCGGGGATACTCCCCCATGCGACAAGCGGCGACCCGGACCCAGAGCAACCGGGTCGTCGCACGCATCTTCTCGGAGGACTAGGTCATGGCTGCACCCGCATGGGCGACGAACATGTCGGTCTTCTACGGGGACGGCGCGACGACGGTCACGGCTCTCGGCGGCGGTCCTGCGGGTCTCGGCAACCCGGAGACCGACTTCTACATCGAAGGCTCTTCGTGCATCTCGAAGGGCGCGTGGGCGGGCGCGACCCGTGGGTTCATCCTCGACTCGCTCGGGACCACGTTCACCGTCCCGACTGACGGGGCGGTCATCGCGTTCGCGAAGTACGACGCACAGGCGTCGCTCGACACGAAGGCGGGCGGCGGGTTCCGTCTGCTCATCGGCTCGGCGAACAACGCATACGACGAGTTCTACGTCGGCGGCTCCGACACGATGTCGTTCGACTCGTGGGTTCCCTACGCGGTCGACCCCAACACGGCGACCCCGGACATCTCGAACTCGGGCGGCGCGGAGCGATGGGTCGGCGTGCTCGCGGACGTCCCCGGCTCCGGTCCCACGAAGGGCAACCCAATCGCCATCGACGCGGTCCGCTACGGGCGATGCGACGTCGAGTACACGCTAGGCGACGCGTCCCCCAACGGACCCAACACGTTCGACGGCGCGGAAGCCTACGCGAACAACAACACGCGGCGTTGGGGTCTCATCCAACTCGAAGGCGGCGCGTACGTCATCCAAGGGTTCCACAGCATCGGCGTCTCCGGGACCGCCTGCTACTTCCAAGACTCGAACAAGGTGCTCTTCTGGCGCGACGTCGGCGCGAACAACGAGACGGGCGACGCGGTCTCGACCGGGTTCAACCGCATCGAAATCATCAACGCATCGACCGACGTCGATTGGGAGAACATCATCTTCGCGTCGCTCGGCACGAGGGCGCGCGGCGTCTTCGTCGTCACGAGCGGCGCGTTCGACGCGGTCGCGTGTCAGTTCATCGACATGGACACGTTCGACTTCCTGTCCTCGTCGAGCGCGACGGGTTGCGTCTTCCGGCGATGCAACGCGGTCACGGCTCCGGGGACCGACCTGACGGACTCTTCGGTGCTCGCGTCGACGGTCGCAGCGGACACGGCGGCGCTCGTGTGGGACACGGCGACGGACACGGACGGACTGCTCGACGGCACGACGTTCTCGAAGGGCACGAACGCGCACCACGCAATCGAGTTCACGACCTTCGCGACCTCGTTCACGCTCAACGACGTCGCGTTCGGGACCGGCTTCAACGCGTCGAACGGCAACAACGACTCGACGCTCTACTTCCCGGACACGGGCAGCGACCGGGCGTGGGTCATCAATCTCGTCGGATGCACCGGCAACATCTCGTACAAGACGGTCCGGGGCGGCGACACGGTCTCGCTCGTCATCAACCCGGTCACGCTCACGGTCACGGTCGTCGACTCGGTCACGGGCGCGGCTATCTCGGGCGCTCGGGTCTACGCGGCAGTCACGTCGACGGCGGGCGGGTGGCCCTTCGAGGAAGCCGTCACGAGCATCACGCAGAGCGCAGGCACGGCGACGGTCACGCATACGGCGCACGGTCTCTCGACGAACGATTGGGTTCTCATCGAGGGCGCGTCCCCCGAGTTGTACAACGGCGTGCGTCAAATCACGGTCACGGGCGTCAACACGTACACGTACTCGTGTGACTCCGGACTGTCGTCCCCGGCGACGGGCAGCATCACGGCGACCTTCGTCGTCATCCAAGCCACGAGCAACGGTTCGGGCGTCGCGACGGGCACGTACTCGTACTCGGCGAACCAACCGGTCCTCATCCGGGCGCGCAGCGCTTCGGGCAGTCCCTACTACAAGGCAGCGTCCACGACCGCTACCATCAACTCGACAAGCGGTGCATCCGTCACCGTGGGTCTCATTCCAGACGAGTAGGGGAGCGGTATGAACAACGGCAAGGACGAGAACCCGGAGGTCGTCGAGGTCAAGGGCGACAAGGTCGTCATCCCCGGCAACCCCGAAGAGACGAGGGCGCGGGTCGTCGAGATTGGGCAACTCCGCAGGCCGGACGGCGGAACCCCGTCGTCGAACTCGGAACTCATCTCGGTCATGAACGCGAACGCGCTCGCGCAGGACAACGCGGACCTCCGCAACCAAATCGCCGAACTCAAGCGGCAGATGATGGCGGTCCACAACGTCATCTCATCGTTGCAGAAGCAACTACAGGGCATGAGCGTCACCATCGCGCAGACGCACGGTGCGACCGTCGACACCCGTACCCGGCTCAAGGCGCACATGCGCGACGAGCACGGTCTTCCGTGGCTCGGGGAGGGAGAGTAGGCGGTGAGCGATGGCGACCTCGATTGATTGGGGCACCCGTGTCCTGACGGTTCCGAAGGCGGACTTGACGCCTATCTCGGGCGAACTGTACGAACTCGACACCGAAGCGTGGCGGCTCGAACTCAAGGCGCTCGAAACGAGCGAAGACGGCATCGTCTTCCCTGACATCCACAGGAACCCGGTCGACTCGGGCATCGTCATCGCAGGCGTGCAGTACGCGCGCTTCATCGAAATCATCAACGGCTACACGGTCGAGTTCCAAACGGCGGGACTCGTGTCGCCTGCGGACCACTACTCGGTCCGGCTCGTCGGGTCGAACAACAACATCTTCGACGAGGGCGTCATCGTCAGGAACTCGGTCGGCGTCAACCCGACCAACTCGGCGGGTCTCATCGTCGGACCCGGCACGGACACGGCGGAAATCGCGACGGCGGTTTGGGCGTACCAAATCACCCCCGGCTACAACGTGGCGGACCTCGTCAGGGGCATCGCGGCGGCGAACCTCGCGCGGCTCTCCGGGGCGGCAGGGTCGACCATCACCATCCGGGACATCGACGACACGAAGGACGCCATCGTCGCAACGGTCGACTCGGACGGGAACCGCATCTCCCTCGTCTTGGACTTGACATGACATGTTCGCTCCCCGCTACTTCACGGAGCGCTATTGGACGGGGCGGTTCTGGCCCCCCACGGGCGAGAACGTCGTCATTCCGCACTACGGCATCGTCACGGGACGGGCGGGCAGGACGGCGGGCGTGGTCGGCATCGTCGAGCGCGAAGTGTTCGTTTCTTCCGAACTCCGAACGGTTAGCGTCGCAGCGCGCGACGTCAGGCACGCAGATGTCACGGCTTCGGACCCCCGTATGGCTTCCGTGGCGGCGCAGGACGGACGGAGAGCGGCGATTACCTTCGAGGCGAGGAATGTATCGGTTCTCGCGTCAGCGGGGCGTAGCGGGCGTCTATCGTGGTCTCCGACCCGTGGGGGTTCCGTCCATTCGACACGAAGACGTAGCATGGTCTCGGCGCGCGGGCGGCGCGGGAGCGTAACGGAGCGAACATGAGCGACCTCGAACTCATCCACGGCGAAACGAAGCAACTCGACATCGCGGTCGTCGACGGCAACGACGCGGCGGTCGACATCACGGGTTCCTCGTTCTGGTTCACCGTCAAGCGCGATTGGCTCGACGCGGATGCGGACGCGCTCATCACGAAGACGGTCGGCTCGGGCATCACCATCGACGACGCGCCGAACGGCTCCGCAGTCATCGACATCGACCCGGCAGACTTTGCGGCGTTCGCGAACGAGCCGGTCATCTACGTGTGGGGTCTGACAGAGAAGGACGCGTCGGCGGACGTGCATCGGCTCGCGCGGGGCACTCTGCTCGTCTCCCCTGCGGTGCAAGAGGTCATCCCGTAATGCCAACCGAACTCGTCTCGTTCACGCGCACGCTCAACCGACTCGGCATCGAGCCGGACACGGACGACGCAGCGCACGCGCTCGCTCTGCTCCGGGCGGTCTCGGCGGAGGTCTCCGCGAAGACGCACCGGGACTTCCCTACAGCCGACACGTTCTACGAGGACGTCATCGACGCGAAGGGTCTCGACACGGTCATCCTCAAACATGCACCGGTCGCGGACTTGCTCTCGGTCAACCGGGTCTACACGGACGGCACGAACGAGACCATCGACACGCCGAGCCGGTACGAGTGGGACGGCGTCATGTCGTGGACCCATCCACTCGCGGCGGGCGTCACCATCGGCGACACGACGCTCGAAGTCTCCGACTCGACGGGCATGGCACAGGGCGACCACATGCTCATCGCAGACGACGAGGTCGTCCGCATCACGAACGTCGCGGGGACGACCATCACGTTCGCGCCTGCGGCTCGGTTCACGAACGCGGCGGGCGCGGTCTACCACGTCTCCGGTTCGGTCTCGTGGTATCTCGACGACGCCGAGCGCGGCAAGGTCCGGCTCGCACCGGGGCGGCGACTGCTCCGCTTCATCTACCGCGTCGCAGGCGGCACCGTACCGCTCGACTTGCAGGAAGCCGTGCTCGACTACGTCGAGTCGGAATGGACGGCGCAGGGGCGCTCTGCGGGTCTCACGTCGTACTCCACGGGCGACGACTCCGAGAACTACGACGTCATGCTCTCCGGGAACCCCCCGCCACGCGCAGCGCGAACCCTCGCGCGCTATTGGCGGAGGGTCCGCAACGGGGTCGTCTGACGTGTCAGGCGGCGCGCTTCCAATGGTTCGGGTCGCGGAAGATGCGCTCGACCTTCTCGATGACCACGGGGAACGACCACTCGTCCGGGTAGACGCGGTGGCTGTGGGGGCGACCGTCGCAGACGACGCAGCGCGGGGTCTCGTCGGGGTCGCTCTCGAAGGTGGGCGAGAAGCGATGTCCACCGTCGAAGTCCCACGAGTCGCGACCGTCGACGAGGTCCGGGGTCGGGCGCGTGTCGCAGAGTTCGCAATGGTCGGCGGCGGAGCCGGGAGCGATGTCGGTCACGGTCGCGCCACAGGTGCAGATGTACGTCATGTCGTGTCTCCGTTCGTTCTAGGCGTTGGGGAGAGCCGTGACGAAGTCGACGCGGAGGGCGTCGCTCGTCTCGGGCTGATTGTCGCGGCGGAGCATCAAGGTCACGACGCGGCGGTCGCGGATGATTGCCCAAACCTGATTGCCATTGCTCTCGACCCAATACTCGCCGTGGCTCTCGGGGAGGGTCGTCAACTTGACGGCGACCGAGCGGCTAGCGGGGCACTTGGCGGCGATGGCGGACGAGACTTCGAGAACCTTCCGGGCCGACAGACCGGCGTCGGCGATGCGCTCGTAGGCGCGCTCGCTGGCGTGGTTGGTAGGGCGGTTGTTGGGGAGGTCTCGCTTCGTCATGAACAGAATGTACTCTACGCTGGCGTAGATGTCAACCACTATTCGCACCGTACTGTTGACAGGGAGCAACATGGGCATCGGTAGCCGTCTCCGACACACAATCACCATCGAGCGCAAGACGCTCGGGGCGCAGAACGAGTACGGCGTCGCGGCGGAGACGTGGACGGCGCTCGCCACGGTCAAGGCGTGGTATCAGCCGGACATGCGGAAGGAAGGCGTCGAGGACACGTCGGGCGGCACGCTCCGCGAGGACGGCACGTTCTACATGCTCGACACGGACATCGGGCAGGCGGACCGCATCGTCTACAACGGCGAGACGTACCGCATCACGGACGTCCACGACCCCGCAGGGCGGCGCTCCGACCGACATCTCGAAGTGCGGGCGAGCATCACGAGGGTCGT